GCATACAACCGATGGCGATGGCGAAGGTTTTACTTACAGAGTTAAAACTAATGGCGCGGCTAGTAGCGATGCTGTAGAGTTTACGCTCTACGATCCTATTATAACTGCGCTATCTACAGGTGCTACTGATTTTTCTCTTACACCCAGTCCAGTCAACAATGTTCATGCCGCAACGGCAGCTACCGACTTTTTAGTGTCTGGTGTTACTATGGTTAGTATGACTTCTGGTTATTTTGGCTGGATTCAGACTAAGGGCGTAGCAACATGTCTTTCTGAAGGCGCTTGGGCGGTAGGCCAACAGCTGACGTTGGGTGATGCTGTAGCAGGTGCAGCGCAAGCTAAAGATGCTCAAACTGAGCCGATTGTAGGTTATGCTTTGGCTGTTACAGCTGACACTGAGTACGGTGCTATTAAGTTGAATAATTTACTAGACTAGCATCACTAAGGTGGGGGCATCGAGGCGGTGCCCTCGCCTATTTTTAAGGAGTTTACAAATGCCAAAAGTAGGTGGTAAGCATTTCTCATATTCAGCGGCAGGTAAGAAGGCTGCCAAGGCATACGCGAAGAAGTCAGGGAAAACTGTTACTAAGCGTAAGCCTAAAGCTAAATCAAAATGAATAAGGTTCCCGAAGTTAAAAAGTCTGTTACAGATTCTGATGTTCCAAAGGATGGATTGACTGCTGATGCGTTAGTACGATTGATTCAGGGGTCGTCTGAAGAAACTAAGAGTCTGATGGCTAAAGCTCTTGGAGTGTCTACGTCCGTTAAGCAGAAACGGCGTAAGGGCAATGTTGACGCACTACAAAACATGCGTACAGTTGGTGAGGCATACCACGGAGAAGACTTTGTACCAGTGGCTCCGGAAGCTGTGGCTATGAAAGGTCCACGAGCTATTGAGTTGTGGCAACAGAAATGGAAAGATGGTAATCAGGTAAGTAGTGGTGGATTAGACTACGATGAAGATTTCGAGGCATTGGCATTAACAGCTGAGGAATAACATGACTCCACAAGCTATATTAGATATAGCACTAAGACGTGCAGGATTAACTGTTAGTAATACCGGATATCGTGAAAACGCTATCGAATATGCGAATATTATTATGTCTGAGGTTCTAGCTCATCCGTGGAATTTTAGACACAAGCAAGGTACGTTTAGTACTTCTGACGGTACAGCAGAGTATAATCTAGCTACTGATGTAGCACACGTACGACATTTTAAAGATACGACTAATGATAACCCGATCAAGATCGTAACAGAAAGTTATATAGACGAATTAGATATAGATAGATCTGAAACTGGTAGTCCTAGGTTTGTATTTTTTAGTGGTTTAGATGAATCCTCAGCAGGTGAAACTCAAGTTATATTTTACCCTAAGCCTGATTCTACGGCTACTGTGACGTATGAATATGTAGCTGAAGTTCCAGATTTTGCAGAAAGTAACTTGACAACTAACTATGACATTTACACACCTACTTGGTTTCAGGCTGCGGTGATATATGGAGTATCGGCATTGTATCACTCCGAAAAAGGTGACCCGCAAGGTGCCGCAGTAGAAAGCAATTATAAAGACAACTCTATACAAACTGGCTTGATGTACAATAGAACTACCTCATCAGATCGTAAGTTTCGTATGGGGCGTAGAGATTCTCGAGCTGGACAATTTAGTTTTGTTGTTCAAGAAGGATCATTACAGGTAGCTTCCTAATGGCAATACAAGCTGATGGTATACAGTTTGGCCCCTGGCAGACTGTTAATTATGCTGTACCTGCTATAGACTTAGCCCCGAATGTGTTGTCTAGGATTGAGAATATGTATCTAGATAATGCAGGATCGTTGAACACTCGTCCAGGGATGGCTAAGTATATATCAGGAGCTTTATCAAGTACTCCGTCTGTGGTAGCTGTAGGAAAGCAACGGTTCAGTGCGTCTTCAAGTGCGATATTTATCATCGCAGGAGATAAGTTTTTTGAAGATGTTAGTGGTACTTGGACAGATCGTACAGCTTCAATTAGTATTACAGATCATGTAGATAAATATTGGATGACTACCAATGCAGGAGGTACGTTAATAGGCACTAATGGCATAGGAAACAATGCTCCTATTAAGTGGGCTGCTGCAGCTGGTAACATAGCCGCGGCAGGTATGGGATCTTCTAGTGTTACTTCAGCTGATATACCGTTATTTTGGGATAATCGGTTGTGGTATATAAGTACAAATCAAGGTGAACGTCTTGCTCATTATTCATCAACTACTGATACTGAATCCTTTGGTGCCAATGATTACTATATTACAGACGAAAAGATTACTGGAGCTGCTCCTGTAAAGAGTTTCCTAGGATTGCATAATGAGAATGGGATATATGGTTTGTTCCCTACTGGCAATTCTGATATACCTTATAGTATGCAAAGAAGGGCTGATAGAGGTACCACAGCAAGACGTACATTAGTTACTGATGAATTTGGAAATCAGCTGTTTTTGAGGCGTGATGGGATATATGAATGGGGAGGTTCTGAGCCTCCGCAGAAGATCTCAGGTAATTTCGATGGTTCTGAGTTTTGGGATAATATTAACAAAGATAGATTACCATATAGTTTTGCACATTTGGTAACTTCTGCGGATCAAGTTTGGTTTTGGCTTCCGTATGGGGCGAGTCAAGATTATATGAATTACGCTATAGTGTGGAACTACAAACTACGCCAATGGGTAGGTGTATATACAGGTAATACGCGAGTAAGTGGAGCTTATTTCGATGATTTACCGCATTTAGGTGGTCATGATGATGGGTTAATGTATAAGCATAATACTGGGACTAGTGATAATTCATCAGCGTTTACGTCACGAGCTACTACAGCTGCTACTCCACCTGTAAATGTGGCTACTAGAGTACGATGGTTATATGCTAGGCATGAGTTTAATGCTGCTGATGTAGCATATGATACAGCAGTTTATCAGACCGGCCCTGGAATCATAACTAAGGTAGATAGATTTAATGTAGGTGATCCAACAGATGCGTTGGTTACGGAGTTTATTATAGGATCGTCTGCTATTAGATCGTCTACTACAGCTTTTGTTAATGATACTGATTTACATGGGTATAGTCCAGTAAGTCAAATTAGGTACGAGAATAGTAATCTAGATCAGCCCATTACAGTTAGGCGTTCTATGTTGATGTATAAGCCTATTGGAAACGAGACTGTCAGAAAATTAGGAGTACACTAATGAATTTTTCAAATGATCCTACTAAGCGTTTTCGGAGGAAACCTAGAAGCCAAGATCCCAGGGACCGGCCTGTAGGTAGAAGTGCTAATACAGGAGCTATGGCGGCTAGACCTACTTTCACGCAGCCTAGTGCTAATACTACGGCGGCAAACCCCGCGGCGATGGTTGGCAGGCCCGATATGGGGCAAGGTATAGGACAAAATCAACAGATTAGGGCCAATGAAGTTCTTGGTGGTAGGCCTATGGATGTAGGTGCGGTCAATACAGTCCCCAACGCGGCTATTGGTGGGCGACCGATGGTGGCAGGTGCAATTAATACTGCTCTCAATGATCCCCTCGGCGGTCGTCCGATGGTTCCAGGTGCGGCCAACGCTGTTCCTAATCCAGCCCTCGGTGGTAGGCCAATGGTAGCAGGCGAGATTAATGCAGTTCCTAATACTGTCCTTGGCGGACGTCCAATGGAAGTTGGTGCGATTAATACTGCTAATACACTCGCTGGTAGACCTATGGCCGTAGGTGAGCTCAATACTGCTTCTGCAGATAATATTGCTAGAGCTCAAGCTTCCGAGCACGCTGCGATGCAAGCTTTACGTGCGCAATTATCTTCAGATCCTATGGATCGCCCTGTAGGAACAGAACGTCTAGGAACTAGTGCAGCTGATGATTCTGCAACTTTAAGTCCTTTACAAAAGCGAGAATCCCAAATAGCTGCACAAGCTCGTAGTCTTAGGGATCCATTTAAACGTCCTTTGCAACAAGGATCATTACAGGAGCGTGAAGAGCCGCTAATCCATGACCAATCTAGACGTAGTGTAAATCCAGAAGCTATGGCTGATAGGCCTTCTTTTAGTTCTGCCGCTTCTACTATAGAAGATGAAAGAGCTGACCCTAGGCCTGCAGAAGTAGATCCTTTTAGAGCTCAAATACAACAAGCTATTCAAGGACGTATGGGAGCAGATCCATATGCTGCTCGTCAAGCAGCGGCAGAATCTGACTATCAAGCTCAAGCAGCAAAAGCTAGAGAAGCATTATCAGAACGTCTGAATAGACTTGGAGTATTAAGAGGTTCTGGAGCTACTGCTTCTCAGTTTGGAGAATTTGAGTCTGGAGTATTACGCGGTCAGCAAGCTATAGGAGCACAGTTTGAAGGGCAACGTCAAGCTGGAATAGAAGAGGCTATTCGGCAGGGTATAGGGATGTATGAAGCTGGGGGTAGGCAAGATATTTCTCGTGAACAACAACGTTTGCAAGAAATAGAAATGTTTGGAGGTGAAGCAGGCCCAGAAGGTCGAGGAACATTAGCTAGGCGTTTAGGTGTGGGAGGTTTGGATGCCCAAGGAGCACAACTAGAAGAGCAAAGACAAGCTAGACTTCAAAGAGGTACAGAAGCAGAGGCCGAGCGTGATCTTCAACGTGAAGAATTATACGGTGGTGTTACGCGACCTGTGGATCGTGCCCAGACTTTAGCCGCTAGAGAAGGTGCTGCAGGACGCACATTTCTTGGGGGCGAAGCTGCAAAGGAACGTGCAGAGGCTGCGAGACAATCTGATTTACGTAGAGGCCTTGAAAGAGAAGAGTTGTATGGAGGTGCGTATGACCCAACAGAACGTGCAGGTCTGGGAACTCTTGCAGCTAGGGAAGCTGCTACTGGGCGTGAATTTCAAGCAGGTGAGACAGCATTAAGTAGGGATTTAGCGCGTGAAGAGTTATACGGCCAAGATGTAAGTGGCTTAAGTCCTATGCAAATACAAGCTTTAGGAGGAACTTTAGGAGCTAGAGGTCAAGCAGCTCAGCTAGATGCTGAAGATCGTAGACTAACAGAAATGGAAACTGCTGGAGTTTCGCAGAGAGGTTTAGCAGAGCGTGAATTAACGCAACGGTCTGCAATGGCAGCACAGCAACGAGAACTAGACCGTGAGCAGTTGTATGGTCGTGCTATGACCCGTGCTGAGCAGCAGTCAGGACTTGGTTACGCTGAAGGTACATTAGCTGCTCAAGGTTTAGCTCAAGAAGCTGAACAAGCTGATTTACAGAGAGAGTTAGCTCGTGAGGAAATGTATGGTGGTGTAACTACAGCAGAAGATCGTGCTAGAGGTGCGAGTACATTAGGTAGTCAAGAGCTTGCCCAACGTGAGGCTATGCAACAAGCAGGTTTTGAGGAAGCGGGGCGAGGAAGAGAATTTGCTGCCTTAGAAGCGCAAAGAGGCCGTGATTTTGCTCAAGGTCAGGCAGGTTTGGATCGAGCATTAGCTGAACAAGAATTATATGGCGGTACTGCTGAGATACGTCTGGATGATCTTGGTATTGATCCTGGAGTATTGCAAGGCTATGGCGCACGACCTGCTATAGAAGAAGCATTAACTCAACGTTTAGGTAGAGCTCCTACAAGTGAGGAGATTACTTCTATAGAGCAAGGATCTGGTATTATGGGTAGGCAGACCTTAGCAGCTAGTGAAGCTATAGAAGGAAGAGCTGAACGTGCAACAGCTGCTGAAGCTGAGCGTACATTCCGTACTGGATTACAACAAGCTGAATTTGGTGAGCGAGCTTTAGATCGAGACTTAACTAGAGATGAAGCAGATCTACAACGTGATTTAGCTAGAGAAGAGATGTATGGTGGACTTGAAGGTTTTGTAGATCGTAGAGAAGGTACGCTAGCAGCTCGCACAGGAGATCGAGATTACAGACTACGCGCAGAACTTGGACGTGGAGGTCAAGCAATAGATCAAGGCAGGCTTGACTTAGCTGAGGAGGAGTTATACGGCTATAGAGAAGGAGCTGGTGGGTATCGAGAGGGTACATATCAAGCAAGAGAAGCTGGACGAGGCCGCGAAGAACGTGAAGGGCGTTATGGAGTAGAAGATCAAAGGTATGATGAGGCACTTAAGTTAGAAGCTGACAGGTATGATACTCAACGTAGTGATTATACCGCTGCCTTAGCCCGAGAAGCTGAAGAGCGTGCATTTCAACGCCAGATGCAAGTGCTTGAAGTCAACAGATACCAAGATGAATATGGAGGCTACTTTAATCCTAGGGAAGAGGATATTTTAGGTGGTCAGTTAGATCCTAATTACCAAGCGCCAAGGAATATAAAGGAATGGGAAGATCGTAACCCTAAGCCTACTGATCCAGAAAGATTAGCTGATTGGACTGA